TAGTTGCCCACCCCACTCACGGGGGCAGAGTGCAACGAAGCCCAGCCGAAGCAGGGGCAACAGGGGGGAGGCCCGAAGCAACCGGGTACCCCACCCCCCTACACTGTACCTATCCCGCATAAGACAAGAGGCCCCCTAAAAATCCCTAAAGACCCCTAAAAACCCAAATTAGCTACTAACATTCTCCCCCTATATCAACCTCAGAGAGAGGGGCACCCCCAATTACCTACTGTTTAATTCAGGGATATCTAAATTATTTTAATTTTTTTTAAAAATTTCGACCCTAATATGAAATATTTCGACTCTTATATATCCTAAAATATACACAATACTATGCCCCACATGACATTGGCATAGCACCCTTAGAGGACTATAGTACTTCTGTCCCCTCCGAGGTACTATAGATTCCTACCTATTACTACATTAGTTGCCATAGCACCCTTAAAGATATGAATCTAGATGAAGAGGCTATGATGGCTAAGGATGTTAAAACTATATCTAATTTGGATAAATTAAATCTAAAGAAAGAACAGTTAAGAAGACAAAAGCAAGAGATGTTTAAGAATAATTTTGCTAAATTCTCTGAAGCAGAGATTAAGATTATTACTAAAGATAGTGCTCTAGGATTTGTGTCATTTAAATTTAATGATGCCCAAAGATTAATCAATGATAAGCTAGAACAACAGTTAAAAGAGACTGGTAAAGTTAGAGCTATTATTTTAAAAGCTAGGCAGCAGGGTATTTCTACCTATTGTGCAGCTAGAGTGTTTTGGAAGACATACTACATGCCTCATACTAGGTCTGTGGTAATGGCTCATGATGGGCCAACTTCTGAAGCACTATTTACCATGGGTAAGAATATCATTCAGAATATGGATGTTAAGATTGCTTTATCTAAAGGTAACAGTAGAGAGATACAGTTTGAACACAATAGTTCAGGGTATCGATTATACACTGCTGGATCACCTGAAGCTGGAAGAGGTACAACACCTACTATTGCTCATCTATCAGAAGTAGCATTTTGGACTCATGATGAGAAGATACTAGCTGGATTATTCCAAGGGATAAGTCAAGCAGATGGTACAGAGGTTATTGTAGAATCTACTGCTAATGGTGCTACAGGAGAGTTTCATAGATTGTTTAGAGGCGCTATGGCTGGAGAGAATGAATATATTCCTGTATTTATTCCTTGGTTCTTAACTCCAGAATATATGAGAGAAGCTCCTCCAGCCTTTGAATTAGATTTAGATGAAGAAAAGTATAAAGATGATTATGATTTAAACGATGACCAGATGTATTGGAGAAGACTCAAGATTGCGGAGGGGGGTGCTTTAAAGTTTAAGCAAGAGTATCCTGCTAATCCTGAAGAAGCTTTTCTAGTATCTGGTTCATCTGTATTTGATCCTGAGATTGTTAATAAATTGTTACCATCTACACCCATATCTACCCGTGTATTTAATTTACAAGCGGGAACATTTGACGAGGGAAGAGAAGGTAGTTTAGAGTTGTGGCAGTACCCCGATTGGGAATCCAATTATATTGTATCCGCTGACGTATCCCTAGGGGTTGGTCAGGACTATTCAACAGCTACTGTTATGGACACAGAACGTCAAGTGATAGCTATGTATAGGAACAATAGAGTTGACCCATCGTTATTCGGAGATGTGTTATTTTACCTAGGTAGATATTTCAATAATGCTCTGCTAGCTGTAGAATCCAACTCTATGGGTATTGCCACCCTAAACAGATTAAAACAGATGAATTATGTGAATCTATATTATCAGACTAAAGCTGCTAACATGGATAATACTGAGGGAGATCGACCGGGATTCAGAACCACTAGTGCCTCTAAGCCTATGATTATAGGTTATTTGAAGAGAGCTATTGAAGATGAAGACATTGGTCTACCTAGTAAACATATGATATCAGAGCTTAAATCTTATGTGTCTAATGAGAATGGATCAACAGGAGCCTTACCGGGTTGTCATGATGATACTGTTATTGCAGTAGCTATAGGATTAGAAGTGCTAAGAACTCATGCTGATAAATTAGCTGGGAACAGAGTATCTTGGAAGCAAAAGAATCTACACTATGTTAATGATTCAAATTGGCTATAGAGCCTGAGAGATGATGATGACTGATAAACCAAAGAAACCTAGTAAGAAAGACCTTAAAGTTCCGGGTACTAATTCGTATCCTAAGTACGTACCTGTTACTCCGGAAGAACACGCTGAGAATCTCACTGATGGGCAAAAAAGAGCTATGGCTCATCCCGGAGGTGAGAACTTAGTTTTGTTTAGAGATAGGGCCTCTTCTGTAGAAGCTAGAGAAAAGAGTCAAGCTACTAAAGCTAAGCGTAGAGCAGAGATTAAAGAGCTAGGTCTCTTTGTTAAGGCTCTAGATTCTATTGGATACGAAGTATCTGGGCAAGCACCTAAAGGATTAGATGTATTAAAACTCCTTATGGTAAAGGCTATGCAGTCAGGTGATGATGTAGAAGCTGGTCGATTAGCTGCTATGGTTGCTGAATATGAAGCACCTAAGCTTACCCGCAGAGATGTGGTAACAACTGCTGTTGATGTTAAAGATTTAACAGACGATGAGTTAGCTACAGCATTACAACAATTAAAAGTTGTTGAACATGTGGAGGAAAGTAATGACTAAGTGGATACCTACTAAAAATGTTAAGGGTGAACCTTCTGGTGGTAACAAAGAAACTTACGATAAAACCTATAGTGCTAAGATTGCACGTAGTGCTAAGAATGAAAAAGATGGTAAGTATGCTATTAATACATACCGAAATGAAAAGACTGTATAGTTGTATACAGAGATAGTTTGCATGGCCTAATCTCGGAGACAGAATATGGCAAAGAAGAAGTTTGAAAAGGTAGATGATGAATCTCTATTAATGCTTATAGAGAGTGGAGTTAAAGGTTCCACAGGCAGTTGGCTTAACTCATCTGATCTTACACGCGAAAGGCGTATGGCAACATACGAATACGCAGGTTTACCTCTAGGTCATTTAGCACCTGAAGGTGTATCAGGTATTGTGTCATCAGACACTACTGAAACAATCGAAGCTTACCTCGCTGTAATCTCAGAGTTGATGTTGAACAATGAAAAGATAGCAAGATTCACACCCTATGATCAAACACCTGCTGCATTAAAAGCCGCACAGGATGCTTCTGATGTTGTAAACTATTGTGTGTTTAAGAAGAACGATGGTTGGAATTTATTAAATACCTGGATCAAGGCCTCCTTGCTTTGGAAGAACTCAATTATCCGCTGGGATTATGTAGAAGATTTTAAATACGAATATGAAGAATTTGATGAGATTAGCCAAGAATCCTTGGATGAAAAGCTGGGCGAACCAGACATTGAGATTGCAGGGGACTTGCTTGTCTCACCTCGTACTGACGGTGTGTATTATTCTGATGTTCGTTTAAAGAAAAAGATAGACAAGAGTCGTGTTAAGATTGAGAATATTCCTCAAGAAAACTTTCGTATTAGCCGAGATGCTACTAGCTTAGATGATGCTGCTTTTGTAGGTATCGAGTTAGAACTTACACGTAGTGAAATTAGATCTGAGTATCCAGATGTCGCTAAAGATATTGATGACTGGGATGACCTAGGTGATGAAAACTGGTCAAATGAGTACTCTCAAGAAATTGCTGCTCGTAAAGAAGTTACTGGCCAATCATATCACGCTACTAATTCTCGTGATGATTATAGTGATTTAGAAGCTAGCCAGATCGTTACTCTAACTGAGTGTTGGATTAAAGTAGATCGGGATGGTGATGGTATTGCTGAACTCAAGCATATGATTGTTGCAGGTAAACATTTATTGTTTGAAGAAGATGTAGACTCTATTGCTTTAGCATCTATATGTCCTTTCGAAGTACCTTATGAGTTTTATGGTTTATCTGTAGCAGATATGACACGTAGTTCTACCTTGGCATCTACTGCAATTCTAAGGGGCTTTGTTGAGAATACTTACTTAACAAACTACAGTCCTCGTTTGGCTGATCCCAATGTTGTAGACTTCTCTGCATTGCAGAACATGAAGCCTAAAGATATTATCGCAACTAATGGTGCTCCTCAAGGCGCTGTAGCTATGTTGCAACCTGAAACTATTAGCACTGGTACTGTACCTTTATTGCAACATTTGCAAACACATAAAGAACAAGCCACTGGTATGTCTAAGGCTGCACAGGGTTTAAATGATGAACTTTATGTGTCAGGTAACTCTGAAACTAAGTTAGCAATGACTCAGACTGCGGCTCAAAAGCGTATACAACATATTGCACGTATATTTGCAGAGACTGGCTTTAAGCGTTTAGCAACTGGTGTTTATCACACTATGCGCAAAAACATG